GCCGTGACATCCGCCGCCGCGCTCGAACTGCCACAACCCCTTGGCCGGGCCGACCGGCCGCGGCGGGTTGCCCACCAGCTGCCGGCGGTGCACCAGCCGCGATTCCTGCAGGCCGATGGCTATCATCATCACCCGCGCCTCGGGCGTGTCCATGGCGGCCGGCAGCAGGGCCAGCGCAGGGTCGAGCGCGTCGCGCGTGAACGACTCGATGCGGGGGCGCAGGTCGTCGGTCACCGCTCGCCCCGCGAGGCCTGCCGCTCGACCAGCCGTTGCGTCCGCTCGTCGATGCGCCGCAGCACGTCCTTGGCGTCGAGCATCTGGCTCTCCAGCGTCGACAGCCGCTCGCTCACGCGGTCACTGGCCCGCGCCGCCTCCAGCGCCGCGATGCGCTGCGCCTGCAGTTCGATGCTGGCCTGCTGACCCCTGGCCCACCAGACCGCGAGGCCGGTTTGCGCGAGGATGGTCCAGATCAGCGCTAGCGGCACGCGACGGTCCAGACTCCAGTGCTTCTCGGTCTGGTCCATCAGCGCCTCCAGTGTCGCGCGGCAGGCATCAGCCGCCGCCCGCGGCCGCACGCAGCTCCGCCTGGCGCGCGATGATGGCCCGCTCGATGACCGACAACGGCGTGCCGTCCTGATGCAGCAGGATCACGTTTCCATCGGCGTCGCGCCGTGGGCTGCCGTCGTCGTGCTGCGCCTGCTTGGTGATGATGCTGGGCAGGTCGTTCGGGCCAGCCGCGGCAATGCGCGCGAGCTCGGCCTGCATGGCGTCGTCGGGCGGCGGGTCTGCCGTCGGCGACTGCGCGGGGGCGGCCGGCGCAGGCTCGGCCGCGCGCTGCTTGGCCTGCTGGATCGCCTGCTGAAGCTGCGCCGCCTGCTGCTGCAGCTCGCGGTGACGGTAGCGCCCGATTTCGGCATTGGCCGCCAGCAGCTCGGCCTGCAGCCGCGCCACCTGCAGTTGCAGGGTCAGGACTTCGACGGATGGGGTGTTGCTCATACGACCATCTGCTCCACGGGGATGGCGAAGATCGCGTTGCCGTCGATCTCGATCAGGATGTGCCCGACGCGCGTGCCTGGCGTGCCGCTCAGGGTCCACGCCGGGAAGGCGCCGGTGTAGAACCGCAGCAGCGCATTCACGCCGCCGCCGGTCTCGAAGTCCATCGCATAGGCCGCCGTCGCGGTGTTGCTCTGCCGGATCAGCGCGCCGTCGACGTTCGCGCGGAAGTCGATGCCGTTGGTCAACTTGGCAAGGGCCTTGTCCTCGCCCTGCGGGGCAATCTCGAAGGCAGACCGCGCCACGAACTGGGCACCGCCGCTGTTCGCCTTGCCCAGCACCAGCTGCGTGCCCACGCGCGAGGCGGCCCCGGTCGACCCGTTGCCGAACAGGTCCAGTTCAAGCGCGCACAGGATGCCCGCTCCGCTGTCGCCGCTGAAGTCCTGGGCCTCCAGCACACCCGCGAAGCTGTTGCCGTCCGTGGCGTACTTGTACGCCTGGCCGTACAGCGTGACGTTCTCCGCCTCGTCGCCCGCGTAGTTGGAATTGCGCGCGATCAGGCTCCACTCAAATGCGGTCGTCGTCGCGCTGGCCTTGTGGTCGATGATGAACGGACTGCGCACCGACCCCAGGCCGCCAGCCGGCGACGTGCGCGCGATGCGGGTGGTGTCGTAGGTCGGCACGAGGATGGCCGGATCACCGGTGGCGCCAGCGTCGAAGGTGTGCGAGCCGGTCCAGTCGTAGTCAGCCGCCTCGTCGACCGTGCCAGGGCTGCCGCCCAGCTCGTTGGTGATGCTCGGCACCTCGGCCGCGTCTTCGTAGAGCGAGCCCGTCCAGCCGACTTGCACCGACCCGCCGCCGCTGGTGCCGGTCTGCACGTACTTGCGCGCGCTGTCGGCGGTGTAGGTGTTGAAGCTCTTGTGGCCGCAGCCGATCAGCGTGATCTTGTTCGCCGCCGTCGAGGCCAGCGAGTCGCCGTAGACGTTGTGCTTCGTGTGGGTGGTGCTGTCGATGCGGTTGAAGCTGCAGCCGGTCAGCACATGCGACGCGCCGGACGACCCTGACGCGCTGATGAAGACGTCAGCCCATCCAGCGTTGTGTTCGAAGTAGGTGCCGGACATGATCAGGCCGACAGACCCCTCGCCGCCAGCGCTCGTGACCTTCAGGCCAAAGCTGCCCGTGTCGTAGGTGGCCAGTGCGTCGCGCCCGTTGCCCTCGAAGGTGCCGCCATGGATGTTGAGCGTCGCCGGCTCGTCGAACTCCGCCCCGAACGTCGTGTTTCCTGCCCACACGCACGACGTGAAGGTCAGCGCGTTGGGGTGCGCCGAATTGCTGCGGAAGGCACGCATGCCCTCGTTTGCGAACATGAAGTAGCAATTCGAAAACATGGCCACCACAACGTCGGAGATCGTCGTCCCCACGTCGCCGCCCGAGAAGAAGCAGTTCTCGACCGAGAAGTAAGCCATGTTGTCGAACGACACGATGCCGCCCGTCTTGTCGGCCTTCTCGAATGTCAGCCCGCGGATGAACTGCTGCGAGACCACACCGTTGCCGGTGCTTCCAATCATCGTCAGCATCGTGTAGTTTCCGGCCGCGCCGCTGATGCGCACCGAAGCCATGCCGTCGCCCAGAAGCGATGCTTTGGGGGCGAAGTAGTCCTCCAGCCCTGGCCCCACGCCGGCCACGCTGTTGTCGATCAGCAAGCCGGTGCTGATGAGGTAGTCGCCGCGCGGGAAGTACACCACCCCGCCGCGCGGGTTCGCGGCGTTGATTGCCGCCTGAATGGCCGCGGTGTCGTCGGCAACGCCATCGCCGACAGCGCCGTAGTCCATGACGTTGAACCACAGGCCGTCCCTGGCCACGCCGCGCGGCTGGTAGAAGATCAGCTGCCCGGCCGCGTCGCGCACGTTCAGGCTGAACGGGTCCAGCGCGAACAGCTCGGCCGGCGTGCCGTTGCGCACCGCGTAGCCGGCCTTGGTGCGGATGGGCTGGTCGGCCGGCTGCGTGCCGGCGCGGTCCCAGTACATCGTGATCGGCGCCGTCTCGGGGTTCTGCCCGGCCTGGCCGAAGTAGAGGTAGCCGCCGTCCAGCGGCCGGCCGGCCTTGTCGGCGTAGATCGGGTAGGGGGAGAGGGTGGTCAGCATCGCGCGTGGCCTCAGTAGGTGGCAGCGGGCGCCGGCAACAGCATCGGCCGGTCATCGCTTCGTGATTGCATGGCCGGCACCTGGGCGGCCGGCGCGAGCGTCTGGGCGATCCAGGCTTCGCGCTGCGCGGCGGTTGCCGATGGCACGCCGATGTGGCGCATCAGGCGCACCATCTCCGGGGCCTTGGCCAGTGCCTTGATGGCGGCGCGCTGCTGCTCCGGCTTCTTCGCCCGCAGCAGCCGCTCGAACTCCGGCGAGACAAGCAGCTTGTCTACGGCTCGGATCGCTTCTGGCTTCGCGCCTTTCGTGAGAGCAGACGCGATGGCACCGCCAACACCAGGCCCAAGTACGCTGCCCACAGCAGTGCCCACAGTCGCACCAACCGCACCGCGACGCGCCGCGTCATACAGGCGACCAGCCAACGTATCAGGGTCACTGAACTGCTCCCGGGCGGCCTGGATGCGGCCGGTGGTGATCCGCTCGCGCGAGGCCGCATTGACGGCCTTGCTGACCCGGTACAGGTCACTGAGCTGCTTGCGCGATTCTGCCGGCAGATTCGACATGACGGCCGAGTACGCCTGCTTGTTCTTCAGCAGTCCTTCGTACCACTTTTCATAGCGCACGAAGCTGACCGGGCCACGGGTCTCCGCGGTTCGGAAGGCCGTCAGCAGGCCGGCCGCCGTCACCTCGGTGCGCATCGAAGCCGGCACCGCGGCCAGGATGCGGCCCAGCTTGTCGGCGTCGCCCTTGGCCAGCGCTGCGGTCGCGGTCGACAGCGGCGATGCCAGGCTCTTGTCGATCTCGCGGCCGAACAGCGCCACCATGTCGTCCTCGACGCCCTTGCGCATGCGCGAGGCGTACTGCGCGGCGAGGTAGTTCCACCGCTGGCCGGACGCATCGGCCACCCGCAGCTGATCGTCGGAGAGCAGGCCGTAATACTTCTTCGCCAGCCCCACGTCGGCATCCGCGAACGGGCCGCCGCGGGCCGTCACCGCGCCCACGTCGCGGCGCACATCGTCGAGCAGCGCATACGTTGGCTGGCGGCCGTCCTCACCCGGCGTCAGGCGGCGCATGATCTCGCGTTCCATGGCCGACAGGTTCTCGGCCCCGCCAAGCTCGTCAGCGCGGCGCCGCAGGAAGGCCAGAGCGCCTTCGGCAGGGGCCGGCGTGGTCGGCGGAAGACCGGCCTTGACCTTGCCGTACAGCGTCTTCTCCATGGCCGCCAGGTCGTCGATGCGGCCGAGCTGCGCGCGCTTCACGCCCTCGGAAATCGCGCTGACGTCGGCGCCGCCGATGTCGTCGACGATCTTCGATGCGCGCTCGGCCACCTTCGTCAGCCCGGCGATTTCCGCCGTGCGGGCCTCGCTGCCCGGGATGGACTTGACTGCCTGGGCCAGCTCGCGGAACGCCTGATTCGTCGTCACGTGGTCGGGCTGCAGGTACTCGCGGATGCCGAGCCGGTCGGCGGCTGCGACGACCTTGGGGTCCGGCGCGGCTGCCTGGGCCAGCGTCGCCTGCGCCTTTGGAGACTCGGCCACCGCAGCGCGGCGCGCGGTCTGCGTCAACGCCGTGAGCGACTGCGCGGCGGCCGGCGCCGCAGCCTGGGCAACCGGCGCCGCGGCAGCAGCCGCAGGCTGTTGGGTGGCCGGCGCCGCACCGCGCGCCAGCGTGCTGTCGATGGTCGATGCGACCAGCGGCGCCGCGGTCTGCCGCGCCGCAGTGGCGCCGCGCGCCAGCGTGGCCATCTCGCCCGTCAGCGGCGCGACGGGCAGCATCTGCTGCATAACCCGGCCAACGGTCGCCGCCTGCTCCTGGCCCTGCTCGGTGCGCGGCGCATACGTCAGCGCCTGCGCGCCCTGGGCGGCCGACTGCTCGACGAGGTTGGCCACCTCGCGCGTTCCGATATTTCCGCTCAGGATGCCTTCTGCGATACCCTTGACTGCGCCGTAAGCCATCCCGGCGGTTCCGCCAACCGCCCCGGTGGCCACGTTCAGCGCGGCCTCTCCAGTGCCGACCGCGCGCTGCGCCAGCGTGGGCTGCGGCTGGGCCTGCGCCACGGCCACCCGGGCGGCCTCGCCCTCCTGGCCGGGGATGGCCGCCGCGCGCCCGCCGTCGATGTGCACCAGCTTTCGGCCGGCGAACTCGCGGTCGGCGCGCTCCTGCACCTCGCGCGGCGTGGCGTCGTCGGGCACGCCGTCGTAGACGTGCTGCGAGCCATCGGCGAAGGTCAGCGTGACGCGGCGGGCCATCGGATCACCAGCCGCTGACGGTGACATTGCCGGCCGGCGCGGTCGGCTTGGCCGGGGTGTCGGGCTTGCCCAGCGTGACGCCGGTGCTGCGCTCGATGTTCTTGCGGCCCTTCAGCAGCAGGCGCGCGGCTTCGTCGAGGTTGGCGCGGAACTGCTTGGGAGACTGCGCGCGCTTGAAGTTCTGCAGCGCGCTCTGCAGCTTGTCGCCCTCGGCGTTGGACAGCGCGCCCATGCCCTTGATGTTCGGGATCTGCGACAGGAATGCCTGAGAGCCCAGCGTCTCGATCAGCATCTCGGCATCGGCGGCTTCGCCCGTCATCCCCGGCAGCCGGCCGGCGACGACACCGAGGATGCTGTCAAGACTGCCGTTGTTCTTGATGCGCTCGATCGTGTTCAGCATGTTGTCGATGGCCGCCCCGCCGGACTCGGCCTGCGCCACCTTCTCGCGTACCGCCGCGTCGCGCTTCTGCACGACATCCTCGACCTTCAGCTGCAGCTCCTTCAGCTTCAGATCGTTGCCCTCGCGCGAGGTCTGCGCGTTCATGGCCGCGATGCGGGCATTCATGCGCGCGATCTCGGTATCGGCGGCCATCTTCTGGATCTGCGCGGCGTTGAGCTTCAGGTCGGCCACGGCCTGCGACTCGGCGAACTTCGCCGCGACGGCCGCCTTCTGCGCGTCGGCCTGCTTCTTCCCGAGGTCGGCCACCGCGGTCGGCTCGGCGAAACGGGCCGTCACCTCGGCGGTCGTCGCCTTGGCATTGGCTTCGCGCACCGCCGGCCCTTGCAGCTCCGCCGCCCTGCCCTCGGCGCCCAGCTTCGTGAACGTCTCGGCGAACTTGTCCGGGTCCATGACGCTGGAAAGCATCAGCGCGCCCAGGTGCCGCGCCTGGTCGGGCTGCGCCTTGATCATGTCGGCCCACATCTCGTGGGGCTTGGCGCCTTCCTCGTTGCCGCTGGCGCGCATGGCCTCCGCGCGCTCGCGCATGACCTTCTCGGCGATGTCGGGGCGGCCCGAGGACAGCGCGGCGTAGCTGCGCGTCATCATGTCCAGCACGCCGGCCTGACGGTCCTTGCTGACCATCTCCCACGACTGCTTGAACTGATCCTTCAGCCCGGGGTAGCGCATCGTCAGCGCGGCATAGTCCCGCGCGCTGGCGTTGGGGTTGCTGGCCAGCGCCGCGACCTCCTGCTGCATCTGGATCTGCGCCAGCCGTGCGCGCTCCTGCTCGACGAGCTTGGCCTGCAGCGCGGCCTGCTGCTGCTGGTCGTCTCGGATCGCGGCGCCGGCCTGGTAGCCCTGCAGCGCGGCCTGGATGGGCTGCTGCACCTGCGCCATGTAGTTGATCGGTTGCATGGTCAGAAGCCCCCGCGCGTGGCCGGTGCAATGGGTGGCGTGCCGCCCGGCGATGCGCCGCCGAGGCCCGAGTACATGCCCGCCAGTTGCGCCAGCGCCGCCGCGTAGCCGGTGTTCGTGGCGCCCTGCGCCAGCGCGCCGCCAGCCTGCGATGCGCCGATCTGGCCCAGCAGCTGCGTCACGTTGTTGCCGGTCGTCAGCCCGGCATTGCCCGTGCCGGCTGCCGCGTTCTGGCCGATGCTGGTCAGCCCGCCCAGGCGGCCGTACTGCTGCTCGATGAGCTGCGCCAGCACTTGCGGCCGGAAGGTCGCCAGCGCGCCCTGCGTGTTGCCGCCTCGAAGACCGCCCGTGGCCGATGCGTTCTGCAGGATGGCCGTTTCGCCCTGCTGCACCAGCGCGGCCATCTGTGGCGAGCCCTCGAGCGCCGCGATCGCCGCGCGCTGCGCGTCGGTGCCGTTCAGGCCCGCCAGGTCAGCCTGGCCGCCGAGTGCCCGGGTGCCGGCCTGCGCGTAGGGGGCCAGCAGTTGCTGCACGAGGTCGAACTGCCGGCGCTGCTCGTCGATGCCGGACTGCGCGGCCTGCTGCTGCGCGGCCGATGCGTTCTCGGCCGCCTGGCCCTGAGCGAAGGTGCCGTAGAGCTGCGACGCGGCGCTGATCCACGGAAACGCCTGCTGCATGGCGGTCATGGTGCTGGCGCCTCCTGCGGTTGCCCCTGCGCCGCCGGCGGCTGCGGCACCGCCCGCCGCTGCAGTCATCGTGCCCGGGGCCATCGCGCCGGGGACCATGGCCGCGATTTCGGCCTGCGTCAGCCCGGCGGCCTGCAGCGCGGCCACCTGCTCGGCGGTGGTCATGGCGGCGCCGGTCGCAGCCCCTGCGCCGCCGGCGGTGTTGGCCATGGCCAGGTTCCCACCCAGCGCGCCGCCGAACATCAGCGCCGCGGTGTTGAACTGACGGCCGCCGCCGTCCTGGGCTTCGAAGGTGCCCAGGTAGTTGCCGTCCATGTCCCAGCGGTCGGCCAGGCCGCCGCCGGTATTCGGCCGCAGGAGGGTGATGAAGCGCTGATCGAGCGCCGGGTCGGCGACCGTGGCGCCGCTGTCGCTCATGTTGTCGGCCATCCGCTGGCCGAGGTATTCATGGACCATGAACCCGTTCGGGTCGTCGGTCTTCAGGCGCGGGTCATACCAGACGCGCCCCGGGCCGGATGCGACGCCCTGGCCGCTGCGAAGGGCCAGGATCTGCTGCAGCTGCTCCGGCGTGAGATTCGGGACCGCCATGCTCTCCACCCGTGTGGGTTGCGAGCTGCTGGCGGCTCAACGGTCTCAGCGGGCCGGGCATGTCGCCCGGTCGGTGCGCGGATTGTAGGGGCGGCCCGCGCGCCGCGCTATGGCTTCAGTTCGAGAGCGAAGGCCGAGTAGTAGGCGCCGCCGAACGCATCGACGAAGGTGGCCGAGAACGACGACACGCCGCCGGCCGTGTCGAACACCACGCCGGTGCCGCCGCCCAGCGACGAAGGGCTGGTCGTGCGCCGCGTCAGCCCGGCGGGGTCGGTCACGGACGCCTTGAGCTGATTCCAGATCACGCTGCCCAGCACCCAGGCATCGCCGCTGGTGTCCTCCATCGTCAGCGCCGGAATCTCGCCGCCGAAGTTGTCGAGGATGTCGGACACGCGGGCGAAGGCGCCCACGTCGGTCGCGCCTCGGTAGATGTACAGGCCCACCTGCGCCGTGCCGGCCGCGCCGTAGAACTCAAACGCTGCAGCCGGCGCCAGGCACCACATGACATGCACGCCATTCCCAAAGCTCGGGGACCACTGGTCGATGCTGGTGAATGTAATCAGGTCTGTGGAGAACGCATTGCGCAGTTTGCCGATGCCGGGCGCAGACGTGCCGCGCACGACCGCCACAATCATGTCGCCGGCCTGGTGCACCGGCAGTTCGAGCTGCTCGGGCGTGTCGTCGCCGGTGTCCGCGGTGTAGACCGCCGCGACGAACTCGATGCCGGCCGGTGGACTGCTGAAGAACGTCGGCCCGACGATCACGGCGCGGGCACCTCGAAGGCCTTGTTCATCACGCAGATCAGCGTGCCGTCCGCCGCGTCGTACTGGCAGGACATGAAATCCAGCGCGTCGGCCGCGGTGCTGAGCACCGGCGCCGTGCCACCAGGGAAGGCGTACATCGACCCGTAGGCCAGCGTCCGGCCGCCGGTGCCGTCCTGCAGGATCCGCACGTTGAACACCTGGCCATCGATCAGGCCGGTCGGGTTCGCCAGCGTGCGGTTGCCGCCCAGCACGACGCGGAAGTTGTTCCCCAGCGCCGCGTTGATGTCGATGGTCGCCGCATCGGTCAGCGTGACGACCTTCTCGCCCAGGTCGGCCCGGGTCTGCGCCACGGTCAGCAGGCCCAGCACGCCGGCCGCCAGCTTGGCGTAGCCGTTGCCGGTGGCGCGCTTGCCGAGCTTGCCCGTGGTGTCGGCGAACAGCACCAGCTCATCGACGATGGACGTCGCGGTGTTGGTACTGAAGTCGCCCGGCGTGCCCAGCGCGTCGATGATGGCCTGCAGCGCCTCGATCAGCTGGCTCAGCGTCAGGATGTCGTCGCCCAGCGCCTCGATCAGCCGGATGGCGCGCGGGTTCGTGCCGACCGCCGCCGCGACCTGATCCCGCGTCAGCCGCCGCGACTGCAGATCAGCCATGGCCCTGCTTCGTGTGCAGCGGCTCGATCTGGATCTCGAGCCTGGCCACCGACAGGTGCGCCTCCGACGTGCCGCGGAATCGCTGCACGCGCCAGTGGCGCAGCTGGCCCTGCCGGCGCCACGCGATGCGCTTCGCGCGCTGGCCCTGGCGCCCGGCCGGCATCGGCCGCTCCTGGCTCCACGTCGCGCCGTCGTGGCTGTAGCTGGTCCAGATCACCGGCGCGGCCCCCAGGGCGGCACTGCCCGGCAGCGTGACGAGCTCGATGTCGTGCACGATGGCGCCCAGGCCTTCGGCGTACATCACCGGCGTGCCGAACTCCCAACCCACCGGCTGGCCCCAGTGCGACGACACGTCGCTGGTCAGCCGGCCGAGCTTGGCCGACAGCGGGTCGGACACGTTCCACCGGTCATAGCACCACACCAGATTGCGCGCCCGGTAGGTCGACGGGTGCAGCAGGCCCGAGTCGAGGGTGAACCACACCGGCACGCCCATGGTCTTGCTGGCCATCGCGTCATAGACCAGGCAGCGGTCCGGCAGGTGGATCAGCACGTGCTGATGGTGCTTCTCGACGCGGGTCTCGACGACGGTCACGGAAAGCTGCGCCTCCGTGAAGCCGGCCAGGATCTCGTCGACCTCGCGCGTGCTGACCTTGGCCACGTTGCCCGGCACCATCTGGTACACCGCGGGCGCCTCGCGCCGGCCGCTGCCGACGAAATAGAACGTGTCCTGCAGCGAGTCATAGGCGTGCGTGCCGATCACGCCCTTGGTGATCTGCGCGCCGTCGATGCGCCGGAAGGGGAAGCCCGTGCCGCCGACGTTCTGGTACACCTCGATGCTGTAGCGCCCGAAGGCATAGGCCTCGGTGCGCAGCTCGTCGATGGCCAGGATGGGGTCGGGGTCGGTCTCGGCGCTGCCGTACTTCAGCGGGTTGACCTGCGTCGGGTCTGCCAGTTCGGTGACCACGAGGTATTCGCCGTCGGTGGTCATGAAGTAGCCACCGATGTACTGCATGTCCACGACGGTCAGCAGGTCCGGGTCGGTCACCTGGGTGAGCGTGGCGCCGTCCCAGTAGTACAGCCGGCCGCCGGAGGCCACGGCCAGGCGGTCAAACGAATAGTCGAGCGTCACCTGCCCGCCGCTGCCGACGTCGCCCAGCACCGTCACCAGGCCATCGGCGCCGATGCGGCACAGCTTCGTGCCCATGACGCGGTATAGCGTCCCGTTCCAGTTGATGCCGCCGCGGTCGATGCCCGGGCCGCTGCCGGCGTCGGCGATGCCATCGGCCGGCCGCAGGTAGCCGCCGCTGATGCCGCTTTCCTTCGGCACCGGCACGAGGTTTCGCGGGTAGCTGGTGCGCATGTCGGGCGACGAGCCCTCGGCGTAGATCCCGCTCAGAATTTGCACCTGCATGGCGGCCTCACATCACCACGAGCACGACGCCCGTGGCCGTCATCACCTGGCCCTGATTGCCGCCCGGCAGCGCGTGCACCCTGACGAGCTTCGTCGTGCCGCGGCGCTTGGCGTGCGTGGGCACGTTGTCGTCGTTGATCACCAGCGTCCACAGCTCGCCGTTGCGCGCCATGCCGATGCGCGGCGGGGACATGGCGCCGTCGCCGGGGGTCCAGCTCGAGGCGCCGCCGACGTTCGCCAGCGCCTGCGCGACGTCCAGCTCGCTCGCCTGCCCGATCACCAGCGAGGCGCCGCTGATGAGCGCGGTCAGCGGCTGGGCGGTGTCGATCTCCAGCGCCATGCCGGCCAGGATCGTGGCCGCAGCACGGGCAGACATCGCCTGCGCGCTGTCGGTCTCGCTCGCCTGCCCGATGGCCACGGTGCGCACACCGGGCACCGCGGTGAGCGTCTGCGCCGCGTCGGTTTCGCTGGCCTGGCCGATCAGCGTAGCGCCGCCGACCACTGGCGACATCGCCTGCGCTTCGTCGGTTTCCTCGGCTTGGCCGATGGCTGCCGTGCGGGTCGCGCTGACCGTCAGCGCCTGGGCTGTATCCGACTCGGCGGCCTGGCCGATGCCGACCGTCTGCGGGCTGCCGCCGGTGACGGGCGTCAGGGCCTGAGCGGTGTCGGTTTCCGACGCCTGGCCGATGGCTGCCGCCAGCGTCGTCGTGACCGTGAAGGCCTGGGCCGTGTCGGTCTCGGTGGATTGGCCGATGGCGACGGTCTGGCCGCTCGTCGGCATCGTGGCGGTGTCGCCATTCGTGCCGACGTTGAAGTGGCGCCAGAGCTGCGTGTTGGTGTTGGCGCCCTTGATGCACCCGACGTGCCCGACCGTGCTGTACGTGGCGTCGGTCTGGCTGCAGATCCACGACCCCGGCTCATCAGCTTCCGCGCCGGTCCAGCCCTTTGCCTGGATCGTGGTCCCGACCATGCGGAATCGAATCCACACCCAGGTGCCAGACGACACGCTGAACGTGCCGTTCTCGATCGCGGTGTAGGTCGAACCGGTGAATCGGTACGTGTCGAGCGAGTTGCTGCGCACCCGCAGCGCGTAGCCCGTGCGCGATGCGCCGGAGGTGCTGATGCGGCCGCCCAGGTAGCGCTGCGTCGTGCTGGTGCTGTCGACGTAGACCTGGCACAAGATGTCGAAATCGTCGCGGTCGCCGTCCGCGTCGACGTCATCCCATACCAGCGCCTCGTTGTGGCTGCTGGCGCTGGTTGCCTGCAGCTGGTCGGTGCTGACCGGCGCGGTCCACGCCGGGTCCGTCTGCCCAGAGGTTAGGGCGACCTGCGTCCAATCGCCGATGCCCGCGGCGAAATCATGGTGCAGGACCGCCACCGCTCAGGCCTCAACCCCAGGGGTCGAAGATGTCGACGTGCTCGATGTTCACTGCGGGCTGCACCTCGTGCACCGCCAGCTCGATCACTTCCTTGATCGACATCGTGGCGTGCGGCTGGAAGGTGAAGCCGAACGAGCGAATGGATGCCGCAATGGCGTTGCGGTCGTCCTGCGGGATGGTCGACCACGACACGCCGAGCGGCACTTCGGGGAAGATGAAGACCGCCGGGTCTTGGCTGACCGCCTGCAGGTTCGGCAGCGCGACCAAGCCGCAGCACTTCTCGGCATCGTCGTTGCTGTAGTTCTTGAGCACCGGCGAAGAGGGGTGCGAGTAGGGCGACACGCGCGGGTAGCGCTCGCCGCTCTCAGGGTCGGTGACGAGGGTCGTGAAAAACCAGCGCTTCATGGCGTACTCCTTTGCCTCAGCTCGCGCGGAAGAAACCAGCGGCGGCGACCTGCATGGTGATGTCGCCGCCGTTGGGGGTGACTGCGAAGTCGTGCAGCGTCAGCGGCACGATCGACGAATCGGTGCCGCTGGTGGTGTCGTTGTCGTAGGCGATCACCACGTCGGTCCATGCCGTGCCGGCGGCCACGCTGGTCCACGTCTGGTCCGGGATGTCCAGATCCACGCGGTCGTTCGTGTCGTCGGGCGCGAAGGCCGTCAGGTCGGCGTCGGTCAGCGTCTTGCGGGCGTAGCCGCTGTTCGCCACCTCGGCCGCGTTGGCGTCGCCCTCGATGGCGGCCAGCGTGTCGTAGTCGCGCAGCGTGGCGTCGGTGGCCGCGCCGACGTTGAACACGGCGACGATCAACGCGGAGTTGGTCGGGTCGTTGCTGTCGACGCGGTTGTAGAGCTCGGCCACGCGGCCCTTGGCGATGTTGAAGACCAGATCCGCCATGTCACACCCCCGCGCGGCAGGCCGCGACCACGTTGCCGGATACCGCCGTCACCGCGCGCCAGCGGGCATGCTGCTCGGGCTGCAGCTCGCACTCATAGGCCCAGGTGACCGTGTAGTCGTCCTGCGCCTTGCCGTGCGCGGCCAGCCAGGCCACCGCGTCGCGCCGCGACAGGTCGCCGTTGCCGGTGGCGCGCATCCGGCCCCAGGCCACTTCGCTGATTGGGATGCGCTCGCCGGTGCTGGTGCAGTAGTACCCGGGCGTGCGCTTGAGCGTGTAGACCAGCGGCTCGGGGTCGGCGTGCAGCGTCAGCGTGTCGCCGCTGATGTCGGCCCAGCCTTCGGCCATGGCCTGCTCGATGAGGCGGTGGCTGAAGTTCTGCTGCGGCTTCAGCCCGGTGTGCAGGATCTGCACGCCGGTGCATCGGCCGCCGTCGTGCTTGCGCTTGAGCATCATGTTCGGGGTCTCCGGGTTGAGCGTCGGTCAGCCGATGCGATACCAGGCCTCGTTCACGGCGTCGAAGCGAAGCCGGAAGAAGCCGCCAGCGGCCATGGTGGTGGGGGCGCCTGAGATGCCGGCGCCGTTGGCGTCGACGGTCAGCGCGGTGACGATCTGCGTGGAGTGCAGCAGCAGTTCCTGCCCGTGCTGGCACTGGTCCTTGAGCGGCAGCTGCACGGTCAGCGTCGCCAGCGTCGCCAGCGGGGTCAGCAGCATCAGCACGCTGCCGCCGGCCTGAAATGGCAGGATCGACACCGTGTCGCCGGTGCCGGGCGTTTCGTATGCGCTGATGTAGTCGTCGGCCGCGCCCAGCAGTTCCTGGATCACGGCGGCCAGCTCGAGCAGCGAAGCGCGCCGGTCCTGGCCGTTGGTCGGGTCGTAGAACGGCACCTGGCTGGCGCCGGTGGCAGTGCCCGTGTTGAGCTTTTCGATCGCCATCGCGGGTCACTCCTGCAGGATGTCGAGGGACTGCCCGGCGCCCTCGCGCAGCGGCGAGGTGTCGGGCGTCGGGAAGTAGGCCGGCAGGCCCACGCGCGGGCCGTTGCCGGCGCCCAGCGGCATGGTCCCTGGCAGTTGCTGCGGCACAGGCCGCGCGGCGGCCCAAAGCAGGGCGTCGAAGCCTTCGCGGGCGGTGGCCAGCGTGGCGGCGTGCAGCGTCTTTCCGAAGCCGGGCGCCAGGCGCACGGCCAGATTGATGGCCACCGTCTCGACGGCGCTGTCGGGGATGCCGCTGTCGGTGTTGGGGTCGGCGGCATCGGGGCTGGCCGGGAAGGCGTAGCCCACGCGCACGCCGCGGGCCTCCCAGGTGGCCATCATGGCGTCCAGGCGTCGCAGCGCGGTCTGCTCCATCTCCGGCGTGATGTCCCACTCGTCGCCGGCCAAGGCCAGCTCGCCGAAGGCTTCGCGGATCAGCTCGCGCTTCGAGTACATGGCGTCAGGCCTTCAGCGCGGCGGCGATGCGCTCGGCCAGCGTCTTGTCGCTGACTCGGCCGTCGAACTTCACGCCAAGCTCGGTGGCCTTTTGCTCGAGCTCGGCGCGCGTCGGGGGCGCTGCGTCGGCGGGAACCACCGCAGCATTCGCGCCGGCATCACCAGCGCCCGCGGCAGCGGCAGGCTGCGCAGCCAGTGCGGCGGCCTCGTGCGCGGCCTTGGCGGCGTATTGATCGAGGAACCACCCGTCTGCCAGCGCTGCATCGAGCTCGTCCTTCGTGTTGACGACCAGCAGGTCATACCAGCCCGATTCGAGCTGCCACTGCTTGCCAACGCGGACAAGCATGAAGGTTTCTTCAGCCATTGCGGCCTCCTGAAAAAGCGGGGGAGCCGTTTCCGGCGTCCCCCGTGGCACTGCGATCAGGTCTGGTTCGCCAGGATCAGGCCGCACTTCTCCGGGTCCAGCACCGTGGCCGCGTACAGCGTGGTGTGGCGCACGAAGAGCTTGCCGGTCTGGGCGTTGAGCTGCGCCACCATGACCAGCGGCACGCCGTTCTTCGTGGTGGCCGTCATCACCTCGGCGCCAGTGCCGGTCGGGAAGTTCAGCCGACCGAAGTCGAGCGTCACCGCGCCCTGCGCCCAGAAGGCGTTCACCGACTTGGTGGCCGTGTTCAGGAACGTCAGCGGGGCGTTGTTGGCTGCCTGGGCGCTGCAGTTCTGGTACGGGCCGGTGATGACGATCTTCGGCGTGATGACGAGGTTCGCCGTGCCGCCACCGCTGATGACGCGGAACGTCATCGGGATGCCGGTGTCGCTCTTGTCGATCATGTGCACGGCGTTGACGCCGCTGATCGTGAAGGCGTCGCCGTTCTTGATGTTGGCGATGTTGGCGCCCGAGACCGTCAGAGCACCGAACCGGTTGTCGGTCGGCGCGCTGCCGGTCATGGCCGTGACCGTGTGCGACGTGTTGCCGCTGACCACCGTCGACGTGACCGTGCCGACAGCGGCCAGATTCGACACGTTGTCGGTGCGGAAGGTCTTAAAGGTGGCCACGTCCGGCACGCGCGAGCGGGCATAGGCGTCCTTCGACCAGTCGCTGAGGTAGGCCTTGCCGCCCAGGTCGCCGCTGATCGACAGGTAGTCGAGCGGGTTCATGAACAGCTTCTTCTCGCCTTCAGCGATGCCGCGGGCGATCATGTGGGCCTCGGCGGTGGCGCCGTCGGACCAGGCCAGTGCGCCGACCTTTTTCACGATGATGGCCGCGTTCAGGCGCACCGCGTCATACAGGTTCTTGTCGATCTCGGCGGCCAGGCGCAGTGCCGCGGCGCGGCCCATGCGCTGCATGTGCTGCGGGTCGCGCAGTTCCTTGGCGTCCAGCTCGTAGATCACGTTGTCCGGCGTGCGGTACACCGTGGGGACGAAGCGCTCGATCACGTCGGTGCGCGTGCCGGCGGACACGTCCAGCCCGGTCACGACGGCGGCGTGGTAGTTCTGCTTCTTGTAGAAGGTGTCGCCGGCCCGCTGCATGGCGGTGGCGTCGGGGTAGGAAGTCTCGGCCTCGCGGCTGATGACGCAGGCGGCGTCGAAGCCTTCGACGACCTCCTCGAACATCAGTTCGAGGTCTTGGGCGAGTGCGTTGGGCATGTCTTGCTCCTGAGGGATGAATCACGGGTTGCGGCTTGCGCCGCGCTGCTTGACTCATCCGCTTAGGGCCGGACGGGGGCCTCTCGCACTGCCCGTTGACGGTGGGCGAGACCGTGGCGCGCTGACGCGGCGCCGGGCGGCCTGATGCTCAGGCTGCCTTGCGCGCGGCGCGCTTGGCCGCGAGGTATTGCGTGTAGTCGCCGGTCCGCTGGGCCTCGGCGTGCAGCTGGGTCAGGCGCCCATGCGCCACGATGCCGGCGCCAGCACCGGCGCCGCGCACACGTTGGTCGGGAGGCGGGGCGGTCTTGCGGGGGGTGGTCTTCACCTTGGCCTCCAGTTCCTTCAGCGCCCAGGTGAACTTCACCGGGTTCGTGATCGCGGCCAGTTGGCGCGCGCCCTTCGGGTTCTTGCCCAGCGCGTACCGCAGCAGGGCCGCGGTCTTCGGGTCGTCGGGGGCGTCGAGGATGATTCCCTGCTGCATGACCGAGAAGGTCTCCTCGAACGTCGCCAGCGCGTCGTCGGCGTCGGCGACCTTCAGCGTCGCGGCGGCCTTGCCCACGGCGTCGAGGCGGGCCAGCCATTGCTGCTGGGCCTGCTCGGCGGCCTGGGCCTGGGCGCGCTGATGCTGCTCGGCCGCGGCCTTGCGGGCGTGCCAGCCCTCCAGCTCGGCGGCGAACTTGTCCTCGTCGAAGTCGCAGCCGGCCAGCGTGGGCTTGTCGCCGACGACGATGGCCGCCTGAGCCGGCCGCGCGGTGGAAAGCTGCGCCTCCAGCTCGCGGATGCGCCGCTCCTTCTCGCGGTTCGCCTTGCGCAGCTCGCGCACCCAGTCGGGCGCCTTGCCCTGGTCGGCGTCGGCCGCCGGCTCGTCGCCGATGGTGACCACCAGCTCGTCGGCCTCTCCGTCGTTGGCTGCCGCCGCGCCTTCGCCAGCGTCGCCGGCATCGGCTGCCGCATCGGTGGCGCCGCCTTCGGTGTCGGCCGCGCCGTCGTCGGCGGCCTGGTCGCCGTCTTCGGCCTGCTGGCCCTGCTGCTCGTCGCCTTCCTCGGTGCCGGGCTGCAGTTCGTCGTCGTCGCGGTCCAGGGTGTCAGCGTCGCCGGCCATGGTCAGGCTCCCGTCTCGATGCTGACGTTGCGCAGTTGCAGCCGCAGGGCGAAGGTGTTCGCGCCGGACGGGTGCAGGCCAGGGATGCCCGTGCTTTCGACCACCGCGTCAGCCGTCAGGGCGTACACGGCGCCGATCTTCGGCAGCTCGGTGATGCCCAGCGCCGCCACCTGATCGGGCAGCAGCGTGATCCGCGGCGGGTCGTTCAGCGGGACAGTCGGCATGCCGTGCGCTCCGGTGTGTCTGGAATCCAGACAGCGCGAATTGTGCGCGATGTCTGATTTTCAGGCAACGATCATGCTCCGGTGGGCCGCGGCGGGCTCAAAAGCCGCTGCAAGGCGTCGGCGCTGGCAATCTGCTGGCTGTTCACCTCGCCCATCGTCTCGGCCATGATCTTGGCGCGCTGGGCCTGCTTCAGGTCGGCGTCGGCCACCTTCTGCACGGTGCTGGCGCGGGCCGATGCGGCGTTCGCCTTCGCCTCCTCGGCCATGGCCAGCAGCGCCTGCTGCTGCGGGTCTGGCTGCTGGCCGGCGGCCTCCTCGGCCAGCTCGGCCTGCTCCTCCTCGGTGGGCTTGACGATGCCCATGCGCACGCCACGGCGCCGCGCCCAGTCCTGCACGTCGCCCAGGCCCTCGCCCTCGATGTTGGTCAGCGCGACCATGGTCAGCGCCTGCAGCGTCTCGGGGTCTTGCGTCATGCCCATGAGGCCGGTGACGGCGCGCACGGTGGCCGCGCGCTTGCTGCTGCTGCTCGGGCCGACGTCGACCGCCACGTCGAAGTGCGCCGCGGTCATGTCGTTATCGACCACCTCGCGCGCCGTGTCCTCGTCGTATGCGGGCTTGTTGATCACCACGCTGGCGGCCTTGCCGTCCGCGCTGATCGTCTTCATCTTGCGCTCGCTCTCGACGGCCAGGTCTCGCATCATCGACAGCCAGATTTCACCGGCGCGCTTCATGCTCTTGGCCAGGTTGCTCATGTAGATGAACACCTGCATGTCGAGCCGGTTCTGAATCAGCTCCACCGCCTTTCCGCTGATGTTCGGCCGCACTTCCTCGCCGGCCTGCTGGTTGCCCAGCAGATCGGACAGCGCCTGCTCGGCGATCTGCGCCAGGGCCGCCATCGCCGCGGGGATGTTCGGCGCCTTGGTGTAGTTCAGCGGGCCGGGCGGCTGCGGCTGGCCGTTGGCGTCCACCACCTGATTGACCAGCAGGTATGGCAGCTTGTCCACGTTGTCGCGCGCCCAGGTCAGCGCGTGGCCGGCGATCTGCTGCGGCGTGAAGATGGGTTTTTCGATGTCGAAGCGCCCGGCCATCTCGGCCAGCCACGACAGCAGCATGTTGTAGAGCCGCTGGGCGTCCTTGGCCAGGCGCACGTGGCCCATGCAGCGCTCCACGCCGTCCACCACCCAGCGCTTTCCGTAGTAGGGCACGATGGGGATGCAGCGCCCGGCGATTTCCTCGCCGTCGCTGAGCATCTTGCCGCCGCTCATCATGTACTTCATGACGCGCTTGCGCTTCACCCGCTTCTGCCGGACCTCGCGGAAGCCGGTGGCCAGCAGCTCGTCGAGCATGTCCGGGTCGGCGTCGAGCTGGGCCTGGGTGACGCGCATCTCCGGCGCCTCGTCGTCCAGGCCGCGGAAGAAGCGCACCAGCTCGGTGTCCTCCTCGATGCGGTAGTGCTCGCAGATCCAGGTGATGTCAGCGGCCGACCACTCGAACAGCCACGGCGTGACCTCCTTCGGCCAGGTCGTCGGGTCGTCGCCGTATTCCTTGCGGTAGGCCTTGGTCGGCAGCGGCGTCAGCACGTAGCAGCGCGTCGCGTCGCTCTTGTCGTAGCGCTTGGCGCCCAGGTCGAAGAAGACGCAGGTGTCGGCGTCGAAGATCGGCTCCATCGCCACGCGCTGGCGGGTGTCTTCGTCGTCGTCCTCGTTCTCGTAGCAGGCGCGCAGCCGCCAGGCGCCGAAGCCGCCGCCGACGCCTTCCTCGAAGCAGTTGTCGTAGGCATCGTCGGCGCTGCACCGCTGCTCGTCCGCGCGGAACAGGCCGTCGCAGGTGTCGGCCATCTCGTTCTCGTCGCCGTCGTGCGGTTGGAAGTCGACGGTGATGCGGTTCGCGCGGTACTCGTTGAAGATGCGAATGACCGCCAGGTGCACCTTGTTGAACTCGAAGCGCGCCTTGTTGGCGAACTGGTCGCCCGTTGGGCCTTCCCACTGCTGGCCGGCGATGCTGTAGAAGCGGCGGTCCTCGATGGCCTGCAAGCGCTCCTCGCGCACCGCTGACCAGATGTCGTCGAAGTCCTCCAGCGCCTCGCGGTGGATGCGGGCCAGCCGGTCTTCCTTGCTCTCTCGTGCCATAGCGCGTCCCTGCTCAGGGTCGTGCGCTGCTGGCGGCGCGGTACTCAGCGGACCAGCGCGGGGCCGGTCGGGCAGGCCCGATTATCGGGCGAAGGGGCCGGTTTGGCACATTCGTCGATCCTCCGCGCGTACTCGCTCAGCAGCTCCTGCGCAATCGCCTGGATGCCGTAGGCCTCCTGCTCGATGCCGGGCGTGTTTTCGCCGATGCCGCTGCAGTAGCGCTGCCAGACGTGCACGGCCTCATGGACCAGCACGCCGGCAATCTCGATTGGCGTGTTCTCGGGGCCAGGACGGATGCAGACGATGCACACCTCCTCGCCGCCGTCGTTCCTGGCGTAGTGCGTCTTGCCGCCGGCCTCTTGGCACCACACGTCGTCGGCCGGGATCAGGTTCAGGTGCGCCAGTGCCTGCACGTACTCGGCCTGCGACAAGCACAGGCACAGGTACGGGCCAGGCCAGGCGATGCGGCGGTCAAGCCATCGCGTCTTCATCGACCCCTCGCATACGGGCTGACCATCGGGACGGGCGCGTAGTCTTCTTCGGCCGGCTGCTGCAGCGCCTTTCCCAGCGAATCGGCGCCTCGTCCGATGATCGAAAGCGCGTCCACGCCGTCGTCTGGGCGGCCAGCCGGGAAGACCAGGCACTGCCGCTGCAGCTCCGGCACCCAGGCTGCGCGCGGCCACCACAGCCTGCCCATGCCGGCCGTGGCGATGATCGACTGCGCCCGCGTCACCTTGTCGGTGACCGATGGCAGCCATTCCAGGCGGCACATCACGTTGCGCTCGATCATCCGGCGGCGCAGGGTGTGCTCTGTCGCGCGGCGGATCGGGCCGGCCTCGCCGAACCACGCCAGCGGTGACCACCGCGACATCATGTCGATCTTGCGCTCGATCCACACTTCTGGCCCGGTCTGCCCGCGCCACCAGTCCAGCAGGTAGACCGCGCCATCGGGCGCGATGCCGGCGATGCCATGCTCGGTCCAGTCGCCATCGTCTGGCGTCACGGCGTAGTCGCTGCCGCCGATGATGCGCAGCGCTCCGGGCGCGCGCTCGTACTCGCCCATGTCGTCGCGGCGGAACAGGATGCCTTCTGTCGGCGCCGGAGTCTGCTGGTACAGGCTCGACCATGTACGGCGGTTGGACCGAAACTGCGCCCAGTGCTGCGCGTCGAACCACTCCGGCCACAGCATCTGGCCGACGCTGCGGCCCAGCGGGTCGGTCTGCGTCGCGCACTCGGCCTGCAGGCACAGCACCTGCCACACGTTGCCGTCGCGGCACTTGATCGCGCCCGACTCGCCGGCCCAGTTCTCCGGCAGGATGCGGCCGGCGAGGTCGTCTTCGTGCCACCGGGTCTGGATGATCACCACCCAGCCGCCGGGGATCAGGCGCGTCAACAGGTCGTCTTCGTAAGCCTCCCAGGTCTTCTGGCGCACCGTCTCGCTGTCGGCCTGTTCTCGGCCCTTGATGGGGTCGTCGATCACCAGGCCGTGCGCGCGGTTGCCGGTCACGCCGGCCATGATCCCGCAGGCAATGTACTCGCTGCCGTTGGTCAGCGCGAACTCGTCGGCCGCCCGGCTGTCGTCTGCAATGCTGGCCTGCAGGATGGCCTGCGACTCCGACGACGACAGCAGCTGCCGCGTGCGGCGCCCGTGCCGGCGCGCGAGGTCGCCGCCGTAGCTGGCCAGGATCACGCGCCGGTCGCGCTCGCGGCCGAGATACCAGCTCGGCGCAACCACAGTCGCGTAGGTGCTCTTGGCCGAGCCCGGCGGCGCCATGATCATCAGCCGGCCGTGCCGCGTGTCCATGCACTGCTGCATGGCGCGCAGGATCAGCCGATGGTGCGCGGCCTGCTGGCTTTCGATCAGCGGGATGCGCGCGGCGTCATCGTCCGAAGCAGGAGAGCCCGGCACCGGCACGCGGGCCGCGAAGTCGCACACGTCACGGCGCGCCAGCTCGCGCACCACCTCGCGCGCCAAGTCACTTGGCTGCTGCATCAAGCCCCAGGCGCGCGACAGCCTGCCGCAGTTCTTCGGTGCTCAGGTCGGCCAGCGGGCGTGCGAACTGCACGGGGCCGCCGCCGGGGCCGGTGATCGCCTGCGCCGGCTTGCCGAAGCCGCGATCCAGCAGCGCCACGGCAGCCGCCACGCGCGACGCGGCGGGCTTCTTCGCGTCCTTGGCGATGCTCAGCAGCACGGCCAGGGCTTCCGGCCCGTGGATCGCTGCCGCGGCCTTGATGTCGGCCGTCGCCTTGTTCGGGATGCCCTTGCGCGAGCCGCCGCGAGGCTGCGGCCTCTTCTTCGGCAGTTCGCCGGCACTTTGCCGAGTGTTCACGTCACCAACTCCATCTGCCCCGATTCCACTTTCCGCTTACGCGGCGCAAGCTCAAACAGCCGCGGCCTGGCCACCTTCGGCGCCAGCAGCCCGAGCTTCCGCGCGCAGGTCGGGCCGGCGTGTCCGGTGCCGTCCGCGGTGGTCACGGTGGCCGCGGCGCGCAGCAGGCGCCGGCCGCATCCGTAGCAGCGCATCATGGCCGCCGCACCTCGTCGCCC